GAAATCACCGTAGTCGGTATTTTGTAGGAAACAACCGTAACATTCCCAGGTTTCAAGAGTTACAGCAGCACCAGCACCGTTACCACCGTCTAGTACTTCAATACGTGTGGTAAACTTGTAGTCAATACCAGAGCGGGCGCTGGCCTGCTCATGGAAATCAAACTGCTTCTGAATCTGTTGACCAACTAACTTGATAATATTACTGCTGGCATCATCTCTGAGATTCAGTGTAATATTTTCCCAGGTGTACTTGCCTGCAAGTTTGATCTTGGAATTGTAAATTTCGATTGGGATTTCTTCAAAAGAAACTTTTGGTCGAGTAACGTCCATGACCTGTTTGGTAAGTTCTGTACTAGACGATGTGCCGAAACCTAGTAAAGTAACACGAAAGCGATACTTTAGTTTCGGCATCAACATACCGGTATTTGAACCAGGACCAGATGGGTTAATCGAGTAATTTGTTAATGATGTAATTGCCATTGTCTTATGCTCCGATATTGTATTTATTCATTAAATTTCACCTGTGTTCTTGAGACGCAATGGTATGTAAATAAATTCAACGGCCTTGGTTGGCTCGATGGCAACATCTACATATAATTCATTACGATCAACTCTACTTGGTGTATTGTTGGTTTCGTCGCATACCACCGCATAGTCATAGATAGCTCTTAGACCCACTAGTTCTAGCAACAGACTTTCTACAGCTTGTTTGATTTCATCACGGGTGGTTTGATCGTTTGGCTCAAATATATATGGACGAGCAAGTTTTGTCAACTGACTGCGTAGATATACTACAAGACGTGCCACGTTGATTCTATCTAGAGAACTGGCATTTCTAGCACGAGTCTTTTGACCATAAGCTACCAATCCTGTGCCTACAAAGAACGGAATTGGATTGACTTTTAGATCATACAGTGTATCTCTCTGACCGTTATTTAAAGCAACGCTTTGGAATTCACCTGTCAACGAGTCAATGTATCCCACTGCTGTGGCATTGGTAATGCCACCACGACGTGTGCCTGCTGGAGCAAACCAAGGAAAACTCACCTGGTCGCTTAGAGCAATAGTTCTCAGCATCATGTGACTGGCTGGAACCACAGCGTTGGCGCCTGTAAGATCAGTGGTAAATCCGTTTGGATAGTAGACTGCTGCATATTCATCATAGGTAACAATACCATCATCTCCGTTGTCCAGTGCTAGATTAGCATTGGTACCCCAGGTAGTTAGGCTTGTTGCATCGCTCTTTAGGCGCAATGGTGTATCACCAACCACAAAAGCTGTGACCTTGCGATCCAGATTCAAGTTGATTAGATTGCTAAATGCTTCTGGATATCCAGGGCAAGCAATTATATTGAAGTTTCTGCGTTCTTCGTCACGTGCTTCTTCGCTGGTGTCAATGGCGCTCTTCAATGCAGCAACCACAGCTGATCTCTGTGCCTTGCGTCCAAAGCTGCCTGACCCATCTTCATTGTTGGGACTAGCAGTGGTCCAACGATCTGGCCAGTATGTTTCCATGCTGTACTCACCACCTGTGGATGCATCAATATAACGTGGATTGTCTGCTGTGGTGTCAATATAACCGTTGTTGTATTTCTTGACATTTCCACCGCTTCTACGTAGATTCCACAGCAACATGCCTTTGGGATATAGATCTGGATCCGGTGCATCTGGGTCCAAGAAATCGTTGTTTAACAAGTCTTTGATTGATCCTGTAGGCGCAGCAGTAGTTGATCCACCAGTAGTACCTGCACGAGCATCTGCAAATAAAATACCTTCTTCTGAGGTTTGATCAGTTTTATCTACCAATACCCATCTAGTAGATATTCTATTTCCTGCATCAACGTTAAACTTATAGATAGTTGGAAAATTTTCTAGGTCTGCTGTGCTGATCCAAATATCTCCATTAACCAAATTACTTGAGCCGTTACTTTGTTTTTCAGGCATTGTTGCGGATACAATTGGACCTTCTGGATCTGTAACGTTGGCATAATATGGCGCTGCAATAATAGATTCGCCACTGCTGCCGTCATACTTATAGCCTACCCATGCACTGCCATTGTGAATCATTAGATCCACTTCACCAAAGGCAGGATTGTACCATAGTTGGCCATCTGCTGGCTCTTCTAATGGAGCATCTGGAGTAGCAGCAAACACATCATTGACCAATGGAATCCACAATGAAGCCAAATAACCTTCTGCTGCTCCTGTTGCCAAGCCGCCCGACAATGCGTAGAAATTACTGGTTCCTGCTCCTGTTGCTAGATTGTAGACTGGGAACAGTGTACTAATAGCAGTACCGGTAACATCAGTTAGTCTAAAATCGCCACCTGTCTTGTGTGTGATTACCAATTCGTTGCTGGTTGTAACACTGGCTACTACGTTATTTGTAACAGCATCGCCGGCTGAATCAGTATAACTCGCAGCATTAATTAATCCTGCGATTGTAAACGCATCGTCTGCTGTGCCTGCTGCTGTGAATGTAAATGAAGCTGCTGTGCTCAATGCAGTATCGCCAACGATCGACTGTTTGATTGTGAAAGTTCTTACACCACTGATTGTACCTAAAGTAATAATTTTAGATTTGATAGCAGTTTCACCACTGGCAGCTCTTTTAAATATTCTAAAAGTAGTAGTGGCCAGTGTTGCATCCATGCCATCAAAACCGTTCACTGCTCCAGTGGTAGCGGAATATGATCCTACATCTTCTCTTGCATTTGTTTGAACAAACAATGCACCCTTAGCAAGGTTTGTGCCGCCGCCGGATTTATCAAGATAGTATAAGGCAGAGTGTGGAGTTGCATACAAAGGTGCTTCAACTGCCATCCACGCATCAGTGCTTGCATTATACTTTTTAACTCTCCAACGAGATCCATTGTTTGGTTCGGTGGTTTTCAACCATACAGAACCTGTAGGACGAGCATTTACTGTAGATCCAAAATCTGATCTCTTAAACAGTGGTATGCTGGTATGTGGTTGTTGGGCCAATACTGGGCACATGTATGTACCAGCAGCAATGTTTAATAGGCCAGCACCTGTGCCTAGTACAGTTCCACTGAGTACAATACCACCGGTTCCACCAGCAGTTGCGGTAGAGTCACCGCCTGTGGCAGTAGAAGTACCGTCACTGAATAGATACAATCTGCTGTTTTTAGCAACAGCTGTGATGCCGCTGCCATTCATCAGCGTGTTAATACTGGAAACACAGGAAGTGAGACTAACACCCGGTGTAATAGTTACACCATTGATATCCAATGTGCCTGATATTGCACCTACCGCTGCCGAACTAAATGCTGTGGGATGACTAGCAGCCCAGTTAGGACTACCGACCAATACCCATGTACCAGCTGTGATACCAGCAGTGGCATTGCCAGCACTCTTGTAATACATTCTTACCAGTTCATCATCAGCTAAAAATGTTCCGTCTCCTGCGGCTGTTTGAAACACCACAGCATAGTCACCGATGGTGCCTACTGATGTTTTAGGAGCATTGCTGTTGATATTGTCAAGATCAGCGTCTGTAAGTACCAATGGAGTTTTAGCAGTGAATTTTTGACCACTGTCTGCCAATGCCAAGCTGTTCCATTCGTTAATTCCCCAAGTGGTGGTTTGTGTATCTACCCACCACTTGCCGTCAGCTGGGTCCGCTCCCGGTGCATCTGTTTGACCTTCTAGTTCATTTAGGTTGATGTCTGCACGTAGAATGAATGCAGAATTCGAAACGCCCAACAAGCTGTAGGCAGCTAGTAGACCGTATTCGTTTCTTTCGCCACCGTGTATAGGACTAGCCGATACTGTCTTTTCAAAGAACGGTGAACCAAATGTGTCAACAAGTTCTCGTTGACTGGTCATTTTGAATACCTTACCTGCATTGGCTGCAGTGGTACCTGAAGCTGTGCCTGTGCCAGCTCCGTTTATTTTGTTTTCAGCAGTGGCTACAACAATTAACGGAACCGTACCTGGTTCAGCTGGAGTATAAAAACTCTCGTCAATTACCGTAACTTGTACGCCTGGTGATGTTAGTGCCATTCGACTGTCTCCTAGGGTTAAATCAATGTACTATTATTTAGCGGCATCACAAAAAAACCCCAGGATATACAAGGTCAAAAAGGGGTTGAAAAGGTGTAAATATGTTTATGAGACCCCTGTGTAGGTGCGGACAACGACCCCGTGCGGTAAACTATAAAAAGAACAACAAGATCTATTATAGATCATTGTGCGAGATCTGCATGGCCAACGGTCTAGGGTTTGGTATTCCTAGATGGCATCGCTCTGGATACCGAATTAAAAATCAATGTGACAAATGTGGGTTTCGCTCAGCCCACAAAGAAGTTTTTAGAGTATTTCACATAGACGGTAATCTAGACCATTGTCGACACAGCAATTTAAAAACTGTGTGTTCAAACTGTGCCCAAATACTAGGCAAAGAAGGAATCACTTGGCGACAGGGCGATCTTGTCGCTGACTACTAGGCTGGCCGACTGCCTATAAAGGTCATCAATAGAACCGTTGTTGTCGATTACAACATCAAAGTCACTGCCTAACCAAGCCCACTCGCTGGCGTGTATCTTGCGCATTTTCATTGCATTTAATCCTACGTTGTTGCCTTGATTTGCGCTGACTGCCTCTGCATACCAGGTAGGTAGTATTCCCCTTTGTACCCAAACAATGTTTCCACCTGCCTGTTTTAGAGATTCAATTTCATTAGGAAATCTGCAATCTGAAATTACAATATTATCTCGACTGTTACGCAGTTTGTTTTCCAGGCTGGCAATCCATATGTCATCGTGAAATGCCTTACGACAAACTTCAGTACCCCAGTATTGTAACACCCATCTTGGGGTCAGTGTGGGCATATCAAGTCTAGCGGCCCACCATGGATCAACTTGTTCTCGCCACTCTCTAGCTTCTTTAGTACGGCCTTCAAGCATGGTTCTATCCCAACCAAATACCGCTGCCACTGCATCTTTTAGTGTTGATGCAAAACTTTCTCTACGGAACTCGTGAAAATTCACTAGATAGTCCGCAACTGTGTCTTTGCCTGAGCCAATAAAACCGCAAATTCCAATAATCATAATATTCTCCAACTGTATAAAGTATACAGGAGAATACCATCGTGGTCAACCTATAATAAAAGTATATCCCTGACCACCTGGGACTAATTTTATCAAATCATCTGTGAGTTTTTCAATTTCAGCCGTGGCTTCTGCCTTCATTGCTGCACCGTTTAGGCTGCTTCCACCTTGAGGGCCAGCAATTTGAGCAAACTTTTCACGGGCTTGACCCAGCATCATCTTGCAGTTGGCTAAACTATAGTCTTTGATCCATTGTCCTGCATAGGTATCGTCAATAATGGCAAAATCTGGCTTGGTGTTATAGACCCATAACATTACTTCTTCATCACCCCTAGGACGCTGTTGAACCATTATTTTGCGACTTTGTGGTTGCCAAGTAAAATTAATGAACGATCCAAACATCTTGCCCACTAATTCTTGATACTGACTGAATAGTTCATAGGTCAGTAGTCCACCCATATTTGTCGAACTCAACAAATAGGTGTTGGTATAGGCCATGTTGAATGGCTCAAATACTGTTCCGCCCGATCCGTTGCCGCTTCTTGATCCAACTGATCTACGAAATATCTGTCTCACCTGTTGGATTTCTTTGGGCAAAATATATTCTTGCTGATTTTCTCTCAACGTTAAAAACGCATAACTTTCTTCAACAGCATTATCTGAACGCTGTCGAAATACGCCTAGTGCCCTGTTCAGTGCAGTTTCGTAGTGTATGGGATCTAGCTCTACATCGATCATACCGTCGCCCAGCATGGCTTTGCAATAACTAAAAACTTCTTGCTTGGATTGGTCTATTTGGCTCATATAGTTATTTATAAATATATGACTATGCCAAGACTGAGCCTTTACCGTCCTGAAAAGGGCAATGATTATAAATTTATAGATAAAAATATCTGGGAAATGTTCCAGATTGGAGGTACTGATGTTTTTATACATCGGTATCTAGGTCCTGGAGCCTCAGCTGGCACAGCGTCACCCAGTTTACCTGTATACAACACCAGCGATCCCACACAGATACAGGATTTGCTGTTCCTAGAAAATAGAGATCGCAAATACGATCCTGATATCTATGTCATGCGAGGTGTATACAGCCTGCAAGATCTAGATTTTAATCTCAGTCAGTTTGGCTTATTTTTACAAAACGACACAGTCTTTATCACATTTCACATCAACGACACTATAGAAAAATTGGGCCGCAAATTGATTAGTGGAGATGTTATAGAGCTGCCGCATTTAAAAGATGATCATGCTCTCAATGATTTTCAGTTTGCTCTTAAAAGATTCTATGTGATTGAAGAAGTAAATCGAGCTGCGGAGGGATTTTCAGTTACTTGGTATCCGCATTTATATCGTGCCAAATGTAAACCCCTGGTTGATAGTCAAGAATTCAAAGAAATACTAGATCAAGTTGCCAACAAAGATGCCATGGTTGGTACCTACAATTCAACAGTGACCTATTATCCAGGTGATGTTGTGACTGGACTAGATGGAAAAAATTATACGGTGCTACAAGAAGTTACTGGAGTTGCGCCTCCTAATGCTGCCTATTATGAACTGGCCGACAGTCTACGAAACATAATGAGCACCTACGAAAAAGAAATGCAGATCACTCAGGCAGTGCTTGATCAGGCAGAAGCAGATGCTCCTAGAAGCGGATTAGATACCACACAGTTTTATACGCTGACAGTGGATGAAAACAAATTATCAGTATTGATCAGTGCGGATACTGGTCAAATGGATGCCAGCCTAGAAACTCAGGCCACCGATGAAGCAGGCAATCTCTTGTACAACACCGATGGTACTCCCATATATGTAGGAGTTACTGCTGCCAGCGTGTTATTATCATCAGAAGTATCTGCTTATAACGGGTATCTTGCTGGTGATGGTGTTCCACCAAACGGTGCTCCATTCACAGCAGGTATAGCCTTTCCGGTGGCAGCTGGCATTGGTGAGTTTTGTCTAAGAAAAGATTATTTTCCATATAGACTGTTTAGATATAATGGATCAAGATGGGTCAAGGTTGAGGATCAGGTGAGAATGACCATGAGCAACCTTGGACCAAGTGATGTTGGGGTGGGAGATGAGTTTGAAGGCAAAGATGTTCGCCGGACACAAAAAGCCGGATTTATTAATAATACAAATACAGCCACAATAGATGGACACACTGTGAAAGAAAGACAGAGTCTCAGCAAGGCTCTTAGACCAGAGGCAGATGAATAATGGATTATTTTTACGATGCGCAAGTAAGACGATATGTCACTCAGTTTATGAGAATCTTTATAGGATTCAAATATAAAACTGGAGGCGATGTTCCCGAAGAACGACACGTGCCGGTGTTGTACGGTGATATGACCAGACAGGTTGCCAGCATGATCAAAGACAACAGTGAGAACAAATTGTCAACTGTGCCTAGAATAGCCTGTTATATCAGTGGACTCGAGTTGGATAATTCTAGACTTAGTGACTACAGTTTTGTTAGTAAATTATCTGTGAGAGAACGGCAGTATACCACTAACCAGGCAGGCGAAAGAGAATACGGTAGTGTGCAGGGCGGTGGATACACAGTGGAAAGACTCATGCCCACACCGTTTAAACTGTCTATGAAAGCTGAAATCTGGACCAGTAACACGGATCAAAAACTTCAGCTGCTGGAACAAATTTTGGTATTATTTAATCCCAGTCTTGAAATTCAAACCACAGACAACTATGTTGACTGGACCAGTATCAGCGTGGTAGATCTCAGCAGCATCAATTTCAGTTCAAGAACCATTCCACAAGGCGGAGAAAGTGATATTGATATCTGCACTCTAGATTTTCAAACTCCTATCTGGATCAGTCCTCCCGCCAAGGTCAAGAAAATGGGCATCATTAAAAACATCATCATGAATGTTTTTGGAGAATCAGGTCAACTGTTGGACCTTGAAGATCTCATATTCAACGGTGACAGTGCAACTACCCAGGTACGAACTACTGTAGATCAATTTGGAGTATTGCTGATCCTGAACAAGCCTACAGGATTCTATGATCTCACTGTGTTGAATGTCTATGAAGCAGTATTGTCACTGGGACTAGATGCTACTCCCTACAAAGGCAATCAAGAAAGATTGAATTGGTACAAGGTATTAGAACTTCACGGAGGCTACACAGGTACCAGCAGAGTACATTTTACACAGCCCAGTGGCTACGAAGTTACAGGTACATTCACCGTAAATGAAATCGATCCCTCATATCTAGTGATAGATCTTGATATGGACACCGTACCTTCCAATACAATATCACCCGTTACTGCCATTGTTGATCCCTACAAGTTTAGTCCTATTGAAAAATTTGGAAGTATTGCTGCCATACCTGTGGGCACAAGATATCTAGTA